AGATACGGGGTGCACTGGCATCACCCTATCATTCTTAGGTAGGTTCCAATACTGCATTGTTAGTTTGTATCGTAGTAAATCGTATTTCTGTACATTGCATGGTAATCCATTGCGGATAGCCCATTGTGCAAAACTTTGCATGACGGGTACTCCTGAATGGATGGATTGTTCACACTTCCCTATGGCCCATAGGGTGTGCAAGGCCTCTGTAGTGCTATTCATGGAAGTATTACTCATTGCTGAGCGACTGATGGCGCGTATAGGATTACGTACCATCACATACTTACCAGGAACCACTTCAATGGGGTTGCACTGGCAAAACGAGATCTTTTCAATTTGTGTGACCGGTTCCTCGGTGGTCATCTTGAAGCCCCATGTTCTGCAGTGTTGAACAAAACCAGCAATATCAAACTCACAATCATCCTCTACAAATAACAAAGCATCATCGCCATCACACAACATGTCATATTGGTATCTCTTATTCTCAAAGTAACTAGCTATTAGACACACGGTTATAATTGAATTACCACCCCCTGTGTCGGGGTCGCCCGAAGCTCGCCCTCCCTTAGATTCATACTTGAGTCCATTCTGGGATACGCCGACATTCTTGAGCTGGTGTTTCAGTAATTTGCCCAAAAACTTGTCGTCTCCATAGAAACCCATGTAGAACCTAGCTACCATTTCTAGTACTTGAATGCTGACATGCATGTCAAAGCGTGATGCGTCTATTGCATAACATTTGAATTGTTGGAATCTCTTAGTCTTATTTAGTATTAACTTTGCACGTTGTACACTATTTAACCCTTTAGCTATTAACCTGCTTTGCGGGGCATTACCAAATATCCGACTCCAATCCATTTTGATAATGTAGTGTTCTATTGGCTTGAAAAATTTGCCAAATGCGATATTGAACTCAGGAGTGCGGGCTTGAATAGCCCTACAGTCTTTAGATTCCCCCTCGACTGGTTCAATCTTAACAAACATCTTAAGTCGACCATACCTCTCTATGAAACCATAGCGAGTTAGGTT